CCGTATACATGGTATCTCCTGCAGTGATTCAGGCTCACAGCGCCTTGCGCGGGACATCCGCGTAGCTCAAAGAAGTACAGCGGAGTGTATCAGTCCGCAATAAATCTTTTCTCTAGGTCCTTAATGTCGTCCTCCATGCGCTGGAGAGCGGTGTACTCTCCAGTGGCACGACAATAGTCCTCGTAAGACTTGGCCCCGCCGTTAGCGAGGTGCTCCATCAGGCGCACCCGCTGCTCGGTGATACCGCGGAGGAGAAGGGCGAAGACGGTGTCCTCCATCATTCACCCCCACCGCCGCTACGTACTTGCCGCTCTTGGAGCACCCGTGCTGCCTCGACAGCGAGGCGCGTGCCATCCAGCTGAGCCTTGATGTTCTCGCGTGCGGAGTCCGTAGCGATCTTTGCCATGGTGTTTGCCGCGGCGCGGTCGTTCTCGCTCTCGACACGTTCTTGCTGGATGTCGAGGTTCCCAGCCTGATTCGCGGCGCTGACCTGCAGCTTCTTGTTGTCGATGTCGATCTTGTGGTCCAGCTCGCGCTCTTTGAGCTCGATCTCCTTCATCTGGATGATCGTCAACGGGTCCTGAGCCTGCTGCTGAGCCTGTGCGGCCTGCTGCTCTGCCATGTTCTTGTTGAAGAGTTTGCCAGCGGCCTGTGCCACAGCGCGCGACAGCTGGACCTCAACATCCTCCGGCAGCGGCTCACCCTCGGGCGGCAGCGGTACGCCCAGAGTCATCTCGATCTCTTTGCGATACTGATAGGCGAGGTGCTCGGTGATGTGCGACATGGCAGCGGCCTGAATAGCCCCTGCGAACGGCGACTGGCCAACCATCTGAGCGATTTTCGGGTCCTGCATCGCCGCCATGTGGGTAGCAATGTGCGCCTCGTGGTCTTGGTACAGGAACGCCTTGACCGGAGTCTGCTGCAGCAGCGCCATGTTCTCAGCGACCGGGTCCATCGGTTTGATGTCGTCCGGCAGCTTGATGATGTCGCTCGCGTCTTGGATGCCCAGCACCTCGAGCATCTGCTGGTGCAGTTTGCCCATGTCGTAGAGCTGCGGAGCCTGCTGAGACAGCTGGAGAGCCGCCTGATACTGCATAATCCGCTGAGCCATGGTGGCAGCGTTAGGGTCGGAGACCGGGATCACGTCAACCCGACCGTCGAAGTCCTCGATCCGGTTGAAGTCGCCGTCCATGTCGTAGGCGTACTGCTCCGGCATGTAGTCGTGGATGATCCGTGCGAGGATGCGCAGCTCGTGCTTCATGGCTGCGTGCAGGCGGGCTTGGACGCCCGACATGACCTTGAGGCTGCGCTCGAGCAGGGCCAGCGTGGTGCCCACCGGCGCGTTTGCGCTCATGTCCCCCACTTGGATGTCTGCCACGGAGCCAATGCGACGGCCTTCCTCGACGACGTTGCCCAGCAGCGTGTACAGGACGCTCGACGGCTCCTTGTACGGCATCGGGAACAGGCTCTCACGGAGCGTACCACCCGACACGTCAGCGTCACGCCATTCACCGGGCATAAGTGGGGTGTTGTCACCTTTGATACGCAGCGAGCGCGACTTTAGACCAGCGGGCAGGTTAGACAGCGTGCCCGCGTCGATCAGCTGGCGCAGGATTGACGTCGCAGACTTAGCCAGACCACCGATTAAGTGGATCAGACCCGTGCCGTAGAACCCCATCCCCGGCAGGTAGGGGTAGTGGGTGAAGTGCATCAGTTTGCGCTTCTTGGCGTCGTCTTCTTTCCAATTGCGTCGGATTGCAAGCACGATCCGAGACGTCTTGTCGATGGTGATGACGTAGGGCCGCGCTATGCCGTTGGAATCGGCGAAGGGCTCCGGCAGGTCGATGTCCACGTGCATCTCCAAGAGCGTGCGACGGGGGTCGTCCTCATAAGTCTGCTCCTCACCAGCCAGCTCGGCGTACTTCTCCTCGACGTCCGTCAGGTCTTTCTCGGCATCGGGCAGCTCGACGTCGCGGTAGAAGCCCACAACCTGCAACTCACGGACCTCGTTGTCCGTTTTCTTCATCACATGCGTGAAGCGTGGGCAGACGCGGAGGTTAGAGGCACCGTAAGACACCACGAAGTCCTCGGCGGGGACGAAAATCGACGCCGGACGCTCCAAAATGGGGTCATAATAGGTCTTTTTGAAGGCAGAACCCGCCAACGGCAGCCGGAACAGCATCAGCTCCAGCTCGTCGCGATACTCGGGCATCTCCTCAGTGATGAGGTAATTCATCTCGTTCTGGACGCGGTTGGCCTGATCTGCCTTCTCCGGCGTCAGTTTACCCATGATTTTTGTGCGGACAGGCCCGCTGGCGGGCATCAGCTCACTCATTGCCTGCGCTTGGAACCGCACCACGGCCTCGGTCAGCATCGGGTGGTACACCCCGGAGGCCCCAGCCCACGGCTGCGTGCGGTCCTCGATCTTCATACCCAGCAAATCAAGGCCGGTGATGTAGGCTGAGGCCCAGTCTTTGCGGCTCTCGCGGTCAGACATGAAGGAGCTAACCAGATCACTGGCGATGCTCTCGAGCTCCCCATCGTCAATGCTTTCGGCAAGGTTGGCATCGTGGGCCGTGGAATCGACCTCATCGGTGTCGTCCTCGCCATCACCGAAGTCGATTGTCACCTCGCCCGTGTCCGCGTCGATCTCGATTGACGGCTCTTCGTCAGTGGCGACGGCCACCTCGATCTCCGGTTCTTCTCCCGGTCCGAGCTCGAACGGCGTCATCGGCTTCTCGATTGCCATGGCATATCCCCTGTAGGTCTCGGAGAGACCTTAGCACGAGGTGTTAAACCTAGCAATGTGGAGTCGCGAGGGGCGCTTTGGTGAAAATGAGCCGTAGCGCAGTCTGATTCTCGACCAACACAAAGCCGCGTGCTGCGCCCCTCGAGGTCTTTTTATCCGGCTCTGCTGGGACCCACAATAAGAAAATGGCCCGGCGGGGAGAAACGCCGGGCCATTCAGAGCAATCAACCCAACATAGGAGCACCGCGTGTGGAGGGCACGCGATGAGAGTGTTGTAGCACGACTTTTAGTAATAGTCTACTTTTCTCCTATACGGCAGCTCCTCGTCCTGCTCGTCGGTCGGCAGACGGATAAACCCACCCTGTCGGAACCGCATCAGCGCCATGATCGTGGTGTCCACTTGGTCGTCGTTAGACGCGAACGGGAACCCGGCAACTTCCTCGACCAGCTCCTCCGCCCACCGTTTCGGCGGCACCCAGACGAGCCCTGACGAGATGATGTCCGACACCGAGTTCAGACGCGCCATCTTGCTGTTGGGGTTGTTCACCGAGCCCCTGACGGGTGTGTACTCCTGCACCATGAGCCCTGCGCGCCGCATCTCCTGATAGAGTGGCGTCCCCGAGCTCTTTTTCTCGACGATGAACGCATCAGGCTCCCACTGCTGATACTCCTCCATGGACAGCTGCTTGAGCTCTGGGAACTCCATGCGCCGCTTGATGGCGTTGAGCAGGATGATCTGGTGCATGTTCTCCTCTTCATTGAAGAACACTCCCCACGTCGTCAGCGACGTGAAGTCAGCCCGGTTGTGGGCTTCTGCAGCGGCGTCGAGAGACATAATGACGTACTCTACGCTCGGTGGGTCGTCGTCCGGCCACAGCCTCCACCAGTCCCGCTTGATGATCGCAGCCTCTTCGCCCGTCGGATTCTGCTGATACTGTGCGTTCCACTGGAACACCGGCATGGACGCCTTTGTCCGCAGCAGCGCCTGCAGGTCGAAAAACTCAGGCCACAGGGCTTTTTGCACGAACTCGCCCGTTTCCGCGTCCTCGACCTCGAGAATCGCCGGAAACTCCACCACCTCGTACTGGTCGGAGTCCTCGTTGTTGGTCATATCGCGTATCAGACGCCCCGTGAGGTCATCTTGGTGCCATCTGGTGTGCACGATAGCCACTCTACCGCCCGGCATCAGACGCGTTCTGGCACCGAAGGCGAACCACTCGTAGGCTTTGTCAAATGCCGTGAAGTTCCCGTTCAAGATGTCCTGTTCGGAGTGCGGATCGTCAACCAACAGCAGGTCAGCACCGCGGCCCGCGAGGGCCGAGCCGACGCCCGTAGCGTAAAACTCGCAGGATGTGGTCGTATTCCAGCGCCCAGCCGACTTTGAGTCCGGTGAGAGCCCCGTACCGGGGAAAACATCCCGATATGGCTCCGAGTCGATGTGATTTCGCACCTTCCGACCGAAATCGACGGCCAAATCGGTGGTGTGGGACACCAGCATGACCTTTTTCCCGGGGTTTCTGCCGATAAACCATGCCGGATAGTATGTAGACACGAGCTGAGACTTGCCGTGGCGAGGTGGGATGTTGACGCAGACCCGGTCTTCCTCGCCCGCTTCAATCGCCATGAGCTTATCTGCAAGGATGCGGTGGTGTCGGCCCACCTTATAGTTAGGGTCCATGTATAGGCAGAAGGCAATCAGGTCGTCTCTGGCAGCCTGCAGCGTGGCCCGCTTGTCCAGCTCCTCGATCATCTTCTCGATCTCGAGCAGCTCGAGCTCGTCGAGCATATCCACGCTCTTTAGGAGCGTCTCGAGCTCTGCACGATTGAAGTCGGTGCTCACTCTTCACCTCCGTCTTCGACGACGTCGGCATCCTCGACGTCGTCTGGCGTCACGTCCACCATCTTCTGCAGCTTTCTCCGCAGCCGATCCCGCAGATCGTCGCTCGTCTGGTGCGTGATCGTGATCTCCTGCTTCTCGGTGAACAGCCCGACGTCGGAAACTTTGCCCAAGAGCTCCAACGCCTTCACCCGGATGCGTGCATCGGGGTTCTCTGTCTCCACGATGAGCTTGTTGACCACCATATGACGCACCTGAGACGCCTCTTCGACGATCTTGTGGCCATAATCGTTCAGAATCTTCTCCGTGAGCAGGAGAGCGGCAGGTGTTTTCTTAGTTATGGCCTTGACCGCGGAGCGCGTTTGCAGTGCAGCGGGCATCCGTGCAGCCTGCCGGGCCGTGGCAGCGGCATCATCTAGGGCCTCGTCGTTGAAAACGATCTCTAGCCCCGCAGCCTCGAGGAGCCGGGCCGTACCTGCAGCGGCGGATAGGGTTGGCATGTACCCATCGGGGGTATCCCCCTCAGAGAGGGGCAGATCAGAGTCGATTTTTAGTTCCATGGGTGCACCCTTTAGGGAGATTTTGTGCAGCTTAGCACTGCTTGGCGCTACGCGCTATATAGTAGGCCTTTTTGCACGGGGGAGTCCCAAAACCAAGAAGGGGGGCTCGTCTTTATGGAGTTGTGAGTCCACGCCGAAAACGATGGGGGAGGGGGTATTAAATAATGTGTTTTGATGTGATCCGCTACACTTT